AGAGCCAGGGTTCGATTGTGTGCGAAATCGGTCCACTCATCAGTGAAGAGTTCGCCGTCAATGCCCTTTTCTTTGAAAAACTGGGTAATAATGTCTTGGGTGCCGTCAGTTGAGCCGGTGTCACAGATAACCCAGTAACTGAAGTGGATTTTATTACACAGCATCTCAAGAGTGCGTTTTATGATATGCGATTCGTTCTTGACAATCATATTTAGACAAATTGTAACATTTTCATCATTCGCTAAAGCTTTATCTTTTTCTGTCTCTTGTTTTTCTGTAATCGTTATTTCCATTAAATATAAACCTAATTTATGTTTAATTTGTTTTTTTATTTTTATATTATATAATGCCCAGATTTTCTAAACGTAGAACTAGTATAAATAGAAGAACTAGAAGAACTAGAATATCAGGAAAAAGTAGAAAAAGAAGAATAGGAAGAAGTAGAAGAGGAGGAGACGGTGAACGTGACGCAATAACTATTCATGATAATATGGTTCTCAATGACGTTAGTTCGGCATTAGACGATTCAAGAAACCCAGAGAAAGTTCCGTCTAGAGTATGGAATAAATTCCCTAATAACCCTTTTGAAACTGATGATGATCGTATAAGTGAGGAATATAGACAACGCTTACTTACTGTTAAGGGCGGTAAAACTAAAAAGAAAATGAGAAAGCATCGTAAATAAATATAATCTAATTCGATTAATCCAAAACAAGCACTGGCCAATTTACAAGGTTTAGATCTTGGTTTTGAAACTAGAGATGGCTTTGTTTCAGAGTTTAATAAAAAAGAAGGCGCCGTTAGCAAAGCAATTCAAGATACACAGGAAAATCTGTAAAGTAGTCGTAATTATTGATTGTTTCTAATTCAGAATCAGGTATTTCAAATGCGCTTTCAAGTTTTAAATGTAGGACACCCCGGTAAGAAGCATTATAGAAATATTTAGTTAGCAAAATATGCTGAGAATAATTTTTCAAAATATGATACACCACTTTCCAAATATCACCAGTCCATTCTTCTCCATATTTTAGAATGCCATTTTCATAATAATATTTCCTGGGAATTTTTAGCTGCTCGTTATAGGTTAATGGTAAAATATCATCTATAAATATAGTACCACCCTCTTCTAACACTTTGACGCTATTATTGAAGTCTCTTAGAAAAAACTCGGACTGATGCATGCCGTCAATAAATATTACATCGTATCGGTCTTTTTTAATGTCTTTTTTTAGGTCTTGGAAAAAAGCATCCGACGTTGCCTTTGTAAACTTAAAATCCTTACCAATAATATCAAATTTAGGGTCCGGATCGACGCCCATTTTATTCTCCGGTTTAAAATGCGTTTGTAAAAATGTTTGTCCATATTCCACACCAATTTCCAAATACTTTTGCTCCGATTGTGTCAAAGAATTGATTACCTGGCTTCTACTTGTAAATTGTGTATTGTATATTGGTCTATTAATGTAACCCGATTTTACAATTTCAAATTGATCACAAGATAAATACATGGTTTTAAAGTAACTAACTAACAAATCCGAAGGAGTATCTACAAAAGAATAGCACTTTATCTTCTCGAATTTGTAACTATCCAATTGCTTCCATAAATACTCAAGCGGACACTTATTATCTAGTAAAATGAAATCAACAGCATCTTCATTATTATCATATATTTTTTGTATTTTGTCCAAGTTTAAAATAAGACTGTCTAGTCCAATAATACAAATTTGCCTTTTGAAATTTAGATTAACTAACAAATTACAGTATTTATGAACATAGTTGCCTTTGTCTCTTAACCAGATCTGTACATTATTTATTGTGTCTTGATTGACTGGGTCCTCATATGCTCCCAATTCAGCCATCTTTTCGGCAATTTTGTATTCATCGTAGTAAATCGGGCTAATATATTGCGGTCCAATTCGGTTGATTTCTCCGTTTCTGATTAAAGAGAAATTGTTATTCGAATTATTCATATATTGGACGTAACCCAACTTCGGTATTTTCGCCATTTTACAATTTACTGCTGTTCTAAGAAGAATTTCATAGTCGTCGCAAATGGGCAAATGTTCACAATAATTACCGATTTTTAGCAGGAGCTCTCGGCGCCAAATTCGCGGATGATTTGGGCAGCAAACTAGGTGTGACAATGTGATGTTATTTATGTTGGGTGTATTATAAACATAGACCCATTTATCATTGTATTTTTGGCAATAATAGGAGCCATATCCTTTACAAATATGGTCGCCATATTTAAAGTTGTCGCCGTTTTCGTAGATGTTAATGAAATCCATATATATAAACCCGACTTCTTCCTTAGAAAAAAAGAGAGATGCTGCGTCCTCCAATACAGTAGGCAATATTTCGTCGTCGTGGTCCATCTCTAAAACATAGGCGCCGCGACATAAGGCCACTGCTTCATTCTTGACGTTGCCAATGCTGCCACTGTTTTCACTACGTTTAAACATTCGAATGCGGCAATCATGTGACAAGTTTTGTCTTAAAAAATCAAAATGGTCGTCATCGGGTGAGTCGTCTAAAATGACCCATTCCCAGTTTTCAAGTGTCTGCTTTTTGATACTATTGTAGGCGCGAATGATTTTGTCATAGGAATTGAATGTTGAAGTAAACAGAGAAAAAACGGGTCTTAAATAGGAACGGTCTACAGAACAATTCAAAATAAAACGGTTATTTACAAGGTCGTTGAATGTGTCTACGTTTTGAAGATCCGTTTTTGTTAGTTCGATATGCTTTTTCCCAAAATCTTTTATTTCATTTTTTGATATAGTAATGAATAGATGATAATTCGCACTATACATTCGATTGACCTTGCCAATTTTGTTAGTTATATGAACAGTACAATTCAGTTTCGCATTGTTTTCAATAAAAAACTGATCTATATTGCTGTCTTTGTCTTCTCGGTAAAATATAATAAAAGGATACTTCATTGTATTATATTTTAATTATTGTTACATTTTTAAATGGTTTTCTTTTTTAAATAAAGGTCGCAACGAAGTTGCTTTTTGCTTCGCTTAAACAGTCGAGCCCTTTGGGCTCTTTTAAAATTCAGGACTATGCTTCTTAAACAAGCATCCTTGCGATACGATCCAATTAACATCGGTCGTTACAATCGCGGGGTTCTGATGGTCGCAATTTGTCATCCAAATTTTGACAATACAGAAATTCTTTTTGGGTGAAATAGTGATACCGGTTATACAATTTACAAATTGAGCATTGCTGCTGACACTTTCCCCAACTAATACATAAGTTAACTCTCTCCAAACATCACATACATTCTTATTCGACACTTTATACGAAAAGCATCCGCCATTTCTATTCCTGGGGTCCTCCCACATAGGAACAATACCGTCTTGCATAATGAATAACATACAGTTTTTAATTAGCGGGTCGGGCAACGTCTCCGTGATGGCAATTGTTTCCTCCACGGTTGTGAATGTATATATTTTTTTGTAGCTACTTGTAGACCAATCTGTATCATGCGGGAGGTGAGCCCACAAATTCCATTTCTTACTTAAAGGTAAGAACGGTATACTGGTACTAATAATTGTATCGTTGCTGGTTTCAGGGTCCATTGTAATTGTTTTTTCCGGAGTCACCATTATACTTATATTAAATCAATTTTTTTAAATGATTTTTATTTATATATTTTTATTTAAATATTTTTATTTACATGTTTTGTTTAATTTTTAATAATATATTGTTGAAGCGTCTAATCCGTTGTCTGTTGCTTCTTCAACTTCAATTGATTCACTTTTTGCTTCTTTTGCTTCTTTTGCTTCGCTTTTTGATTCGACTTCTAAAGCGTCGGTTTCCTTTGCTTCGCTTTTTTCTTCTTTTGCTTCGACTAATAATGCTTCTTCTTTTGTTTCTGTTTCTTTTGCTTCGCTTATTGCTTCACTTTCTACTTCTTCCTTTATTAAAGAAATATCATAACTATCCTTCTGTATAACAATACTCTGCTTCTCATCGACGTAAATCATGTTAACGTTGTGGTCCATAATCTCCAACTTATATTCAAATGGGCTATCATTATCTACCTTCACATTCAACACATTATGTAAATAATATTTGAAAAATTTGCTGTCTAATTTGTTACCAACGACATAATAATTTTCCTCATTATTGAATAACTCTATAATATGCGAGTTGGAAACATTGAGTTTCAAATAGATCGCAAGAAAACGTACATCGGATACTTCATATTCCAAATTATCTAAAGTACCAGGAACCTTGTCTAAAATAATGACGTCATTTGTCGGAGATTTTATGAGAACCAAATTGTCGTCATCTGTATCTATTTTTCTTGAGGTCGTAACTTCTGGTTCTTTTACATCAGGTTTTAATTCTATCGTCGGTTTACTGATAGCATTGAAAATTCTCTTAACCGCTAAATTTATGTAAGGAACGCAGAAATTAATTGTTTTTGAAAAGACAATTTGACAGAAGCTGTAGACATATATGGTGTAGTATGCCAAGGATGTTAAAAACGGCAAATATGGCTTAATCGCTTCATTTTGTTGTATATTGGTCGAAATGTTTACTATTATTGTGTCGAAGTCCTCTGGATATCGGCTTTTATAAAAATGTACTCCGAAAAACAACGCGATGATCGTAAACAAGGATGTATATATCATTTATAATAAGATATATACATTTTATATTTTTAAATAGTTTTTAAAGTCAATATTGTCATTATTTATTTGATAATTATTGATATTGTGGGTCTGAACTAGTTGACGGGCTATTCATAGTACTAGTAGTAGTATTAGTATTTGCATACTGCGTAGTTGAAGAAGAATATATGAGGTTGGAATTTGGATTTGAATTAGGAGCATCGCATTTGAAATTTAATGTCCCGGTTGCCGCATCTAGTCCAAATACATAGAGCAATATTGCGACGATTACTGTCATAAAAATAAATGGAATAAATACTAGTATCCATGATATGATTGTCATACCGCCTTGGCAAAGCGCGTTCAAAAGAAAAGTAATTGTTATCATCACGATGAATTTAAAAAACGCGGTATTGTATAGTCCTTTGAATGTGTCTATAATTATTTGGGTTAATGAAAATGCTAAATAAATGAGTGCCGGTGGGCATATTGAATCCATTGGCTAATTACTTATATTATAGTTATTTTTTATTTTCATTTGTATTTATTTTTTTATAAGAAAATTGGCTCTCCGTCCTTGATTATTCCGACCTTCTTACCAACCTCGCCATCTGAGTCTACTTCATATAGAATTCCATTTTCCTCACTGGTGGCGTAATAAGTGATGTCGTCGATTTCGATCTCGAAGACTTCTTCTTCTTCTTCTTCACTTGCATTTACTTCCTCTTCTTCTGCCTCTACTGTTTCACTTGTTACGTCTGCTTCTACTACCTCGTCTGCTTCTGATTCTAATTCTTCGTCTGAAATCTCCTTTTCTGATTCATCTTCTACCTCTTCGTCTGAAATCTCCTTTTCTGATTCTTCTTCTTCTACCTCTTCTTCTGAAATCTCCTTTTCTGATTCCTCTTCTACTTCGCTTTCACTTACTAGCTCTTCTTCTACTTCTTCTTCTTCTTCTTCTTCTGTTTCTGAGATTACTACCTCTTCCTCTACTACGTTTGGTGCTTCTAGTAATTCTTCCTCTTCTACTTTTGTCTCTTGCTTCTCCTCAATTTTAAGCCGAACATGTTCCTCTTCTAAGCTTTCCGCTTCGCTTAATACTACGTTTGACCTTTTAGTTACTACGTTTGAGCTTTTAGTTACTACGTTTTCCCCTTCTAAGCTTGCGACAGTTACTTCTTCTACATTTGACACCTTATTACTAGTAACATTTATGTTTCGAATTGCCTCACTCAATTGTAGCAAATTGTTGTTAATTGAAGCCAATTGTTCGTGAATTTTAGCAATATCGTTACTATAGTCGTTTTTTAAAGGCTTTTGGATCTCATCTTCATAAGCCTGTACAACCTTTTGAACAATTGGTAAATTCATAATATCAGAACTGCTTTTATTGTCAGTATTTTGTTTTACTAATCCGAGTAGCTGCTCAATGCTAATCATTTGAATTAATTTTTCTAAATTTTGCGATAAATGGGACATGTGTTGGTATAGTATACTATAATGCTATTCGTTTAATATGATTTAAAAAATATTTAGTGTAGATTATATAAATGTCTAAGTTTTCAACGACTAATACTAGAACGATGGATAATACTGAAACAGACGACTTGGTAAAAAAGGTTTTAGCGCAAACCGATTACACAGAAGAAAAGGCTTTAGCCAAATTACAAGAATTCAATTATGACTTGTTTCGGGTTTTAAAGGATTATATGGGCATTCCTGAAAAGAAGGTGGATACCAAAATTAAGTCGATTAATCAGGAAATATACAAGCAAATTCGTTATACACTGGACAGCTCGATGCGGGAATATCGTGAGAAGAACCCGGTGAATATTGCGCAAGTGATTACCAATTTGTCTGAATCAGAGGAAAACGAAAAGGTGAAGAATGGGAATTAGAAAATATAAAATAACTGTATTCAAATATTTTATATTTTGTTATATTAGTAAATAAAAATGGCAAGTAGCAACGATGATGATGAAGATAAAGAAGATGTAGAAATTCCTTCTGGTGGCGTTAACAGTGTGTTACCTGCTGATTATGATGGGTATGATGTCTATTGGAAAGATTTTAGGAATTTAGGTGCAGGTAAAGCATTTCAACTAGTATATAAGTTTAAACCACGTGTAAACATTCTTCCCAATGACTTATTAATAAAAGGTTTTGAACCAGAAAATGCTAGAAAATGGTGGGAAAGAGCTCCAGCAATAACCCAATGTAATAATGTTATTGGTCCATGTATATATGGAACTGAAAAAAATAAAAATGCGACAATTTGTTATATTTGTGGGTTTCCAATAATGGCAGATGATGGCACTGCTGAATGTGAACATGTATTACCAGTTTTCAAAGCAGCATTGTATTTGAACTTGTATAGAACGGAATACAAAGATATAATGACATCGCGTGGTCCAGCTGATCAACTCCTTTTTAACGAATTGAAACTGGAATATCGATGGGCACATGAATGCTGCAATCAGAAAAAAAAAGAAATAGATTTTATTCAAGTTGTTGAAGGTGGTGGTGGTTCTGCTGCGGGTGGTGGTTCTGCTGCGGGTGGTGGTTCTTTTTTCTCTTTAGACGAAGAAAATGCGAGAACAATTCTTGAAAAAATTTATGAAGGACTAAAGAGTAGCAGTGACAAACAGTGTAAGCACGTATCTTTAAGAAAGAGTTTTAAGAATTTAAACAAAGAAGATTGGATTAGAAAAAGGATTTATGCATTTACCTATGATCAGAACAATCCTATTCCCCAAATTATTACACACCTTAATGATAAATGGGCAGGTGTTAGATTAAAGAGTACTGAAGGTATGAATTATTTGACTAGTCTGTGTTCATTGATTAGTGCGGCTGATATGAATAAAGTTTGGGCAGCATGGGATATTCTTGATGGTAATCAACATAATCGGCCACGTAAGCCGCCTAAGCTTGATCCTATTATAATTGTAAAGGAGGCAGAAGTATTGGCAACCGTAGCAAAAAAAGCTGAAGACGCAACTAAAATTGATTGGGGAGACAGGCGAATCCTTGGCAAAGAGGGTAGACCAAAAATATTTGAATTGTATAAATCTGTTTTTGATTGTGATGGACTGAAAATTCCACTGGCAATTAATTTTAGCCCTAATAGTGACAAAACTACTAGACACGAATTGTTACCTGCGATTTTAGACTCATTGATTAAACAAAAACAACAAAATGGCCCTGTTGGTAATTTTTTTACTAATTTTTGTGCTATACTTACACAACGGTCCCTTGGTTCTAATTATGAACCATTATTCAGTTTAGCTACTCCTGTAAGTGACAATGACGAAGATACTAAACGAGCAAACCAACAAACTCAATCATATGTTGCTGATATTGTTGGTGAATCATTAAAGGTTATTTTGTTTACGAGAATGGTTAAAAGATGTGCTGAAAATGCTGACAAGTTTCAAGACAATTCATTAAAACCCCAGTATATCGGTTTTCAAAATAAGCTTGAAATCAATATGAGAGACGCAGTTCAAAGTGTTTTAGATAAGTTGGGACAGTATTTTCTTAATGACAATCTAAAAAAATGTAAGTTTTTAAGGATGTTGTTAAATCTTTGTATAAGTATCGACCCATTAATTGAAAACCTTGAAAACCCTATAAAAAAAGCATTTAACTATGACACATTGTGTAATAATAATGCGATAGAAGTAGAATGTCAAGCATTTACGAATAATGATAATATCAATAATGCCTTAGTAAACGATTTTATTAATAATTCAGACGAAGAATGGAATGTTGAATATATTGCAAATGACCAAGAAAGAGCTATACAAAATTTAGCAAATGCCGCCAAAATTATTCGAGATTTAGGACAAATGTCAGATGAAGACATTGGTTTTTTGACTGAAGATTTAGACAGACAGCAATTATTAGATGATTTAAAAAAATATATGATGGCAAACAATATAACACTTCAGATTTTACCTACTGGGCGATGGATTGGAGAGGGGCTAAATATTAGTTCTATAGATAATTTAACTAATGATGAGTTGAAATATGCTTTAGAAAACTTGCAACTACGGCAAGAAGAAGAACAAGAAGAATCAGTAGCAGAAACAGACTATCAAGCAAAAGTTTTTTTTAAAAATAAGGCAGAACAAGAGATTAAGGGACAGAAAACACCGACTGGTGCCGGAGCTGGTTATCAAAGACCAAGTATGTTTTCCTCACAAAACAATGAGCAACAAATTCAGGCGCGAAGTAACAAATTGTATTCTGACTGGGATTACAATGGAAGACCATTAGATTCTAATGGCAATCCAATCATACGAGACCCAAGTGGCGGAGGCGGAGGTGGAGGTAGCATGAGCATGGTGATGGGTCCAAGTAGTAGTAACAGTAGTAGTAACATGGATTTAGATAGTAGTAGTAACATCAGTATGATGGCTACAAATCCAAATAGTAGTAACACGGGTTTTTATGATATTAATTATCCAAGTAGTAGTGCCAAGAAAGGTTATAATAGTGGTACAAGTAGCAGTAGTAGCAAGAAAGCTAGTGATAGTAGCAGCAGTATTAGTAGCAGTAGTAGTAGTAGCGAGAAAGGTAAGTATAGTAGTATCAGTCCTATCTTTGAATTTATGAAAGACCAAACGGTAATCGGTAACGATATTGACACTAGTCGGAAAAGAAGAATAACAGAAGTAGACACAAGAGAAACGAAGGGTCGAACAGGATATAAGGATGGAGGTGATGAAGGAAATAATGATGGAGGTAAGGATGGAGGTGGTGGATCTATGAATATGGGTAAGGGCGGATCTAGAAAAACAAGAAAACGTGCTAAAAAATCTAGAAGGCGTAATACAAGAAGACCTGTAAAACGCTATAATAACAAATCGTTAAGACGTTATAGAAAGAAATCTAAAACAAGGAAAAGATAAAATATAAAACAAAATAACAATAAAAATAAACAAATTATAAAATATTTGGGATTATTTTATAATTTTTACAATCGAATAACTAAACAGCCATTCCAAATTTTTCATTCATAATTACTCCTTTACTCGGCTTCTTCTTCTGCATCCTCGACTTCAACTGATAATTATTGCTCGCAATAATTTTGTTATTTAATATGAACTCGTCATTATCCTCATGTAGCTCCGGCAAAATTCGGGTCAATGGTTTATCCACAATTAAAAACAATCGCTCATTCCTTAGCAATGACCTGTATTCCTGGATCGACAAATTGCCGTAAAACTTCTCCAACATATAATACGGATTTGGCGCCGGCTTAATATTCTTCTTATAATCGTAAATCTTGGAATAAATATGATTTAATAAATGGTAGCGCTCAAACTTTGCCGAGCTATCAATTGGCTCATTCATTAGATGCGCTACACCACACTCTGGACTACAAAAGCAGCCGTACACATGATATGTGCCATTGATGTAATGCTTGGGTACGTAAATCGGAGGATTGTCAAAGTCACATGTACACCAGAAGCAGGCTGATTTCTTATTATTGACGTTGTTAATGTGTAAATTGTGCTCTAATTGCTTCAACTTGCGCCACACATTCTTTGAGCAGGTTTTGTTGTCAGCCTCCTCATCGTCGTCATAATCCTCTTCATCGTCGTCATTGTTATAATTGCTGTAATTGTTTCTAGACAAGTCCAAGTCGCTCTCTCTATACTTTACGATATCTCTCATTTTTTCATTCGTTTTTTCATTTGTTTTTTCATTCTTTAAATCGTTCTTTCCTAAATTCGAATTCACCATAATATTAAACCCCTTGATATCATTTATTCCAACTCCTCCTGAATTAGAAACTGGTAAACTTGGCTTTACAATGTTCTCATTTTTATGTAGCAAGTCGTAATTTAAGTTGCCGGAGCTGAAGTTATATGATTCGACTAAACAGGATGGCGACTGATGGAGGTCTTTTAGAGAGCATTTAAGATGGAGAATTATGTTTGGTTTGTCGATTTTTTGCGTCTCATTTGCTACAAAATTTTGGATGATTTTGCCGCCCTTTGGCTTGCGACCACGCTTCTTGGTTGTTTTTACATCGCCGTCTTTTTTATCATCAAGATCAAGATCTACATCATTATCATTATCATTATCATTATCATTTAAATTTGTTTCTTCTTCTTCTTTTAAATGTTGTTCTTGTTTTTCATTAACAACTAATTCTACTGTATTGTTTAAAATGTTAACATTACTAGGACTTACAAGAGTAGTAGCATTCAACGCAGTTAATAATTCCATTTTAGATTTTCTGCCTCGTTTTGGTTTTACTGGGTCTATTGTTACTGGTTCTATTGTTACTGCGTTTGTTGCTACTACTAATGGGCTTGTTACTATAATTGAGTTTGTTGCTACTACTGGGTTTGTGTCCTTTTTAGACACTCTAGGTTTTCTTGTTTTAACGGCAGTATTAGCAACTTCAGTATTTTTATTTTCATTTGTATTAGCAACTATAGTATTTTCATTTGTATTAGCAACTATAATAGGCTCAGCATTTAAAACCTTGGCTGTATTTGTCTTTCTGGGCATTATTTGTTAGTTGTATATTAAATAGGTGTATCAATTTAAATCATTTTAATATATATTTTTTTCTTCCAAATTCATTATAGATAGCATTTTCGGCATACCGGGATATAGTTATCGGATCCCACGACCGTCTGCTCGGTTTCCCTACTAATGCGCTTCGAAAAAATCCCAGGTGTCCCATCTTTACAAATGCTACACAACGACGTGAGTTTAGTAACCTTATCAGACAACGGTATTAGATCCAATATTTGCCCAAACTTCTTGCGTTCGAAATCGCCATCCAATCCACCAACATAAATCTTCTTTCCCAAAGACAACAAACTAATAACCACTTCATATAAATCCGAAAAGAACTGGCCTTCGTTAATTATGATAACTTGTGCGTCTTGAATATTGGTTAAGATCTTCGTTAAATTGTCGGTTTTAATACAAGGTATCATAACTTTGTCATGTGTCGACAACAGGGTCTCGTGATAACGGTCGTCAATACAATGATTTATAACGGCAACGGGAATATTACAAAACTTACACTGTTTGTAAATGTCTACTAGGCGGCTCGTCTTGCCGGAGAACATGGGGCCGATGATTAGCTCTAAGTAAGCAGTACGAAGATACGAATTACAGGGGTCAGTCATTTTAATATTAGTATAAATTAGATAAATATTTCTAAATAGGTTTTCTAACCAATGTTTTCTAACCAATGTTTTCTTTATATTATTTAAAAGCATTGTTTAAAGGCATTGTTAAAAAAAAGACATTGTTTAAAGGAGTTAGAACTAACAAAACAACTGTTATTATATACTAGAAAACAATGTCTAAATTTCTTAAACTCCCACATTATTTAATAAATACAAGACACATTACAATGATTAGTATGTATGAAGGCCAATATCATATACACATAGGTAAATCGGTTGAAAACAGTATACAAGGATTTACGATGTTAGGAACTGGATTTTTTACTAGAGACACCTCGACTATTGTTATCAAGGAAAAAGAACATGCTGACAATTATAAAATAGTAACGGATTGGATTAAGAAAAATGAAGATTTATAAGAATGAAATATAAGAATGAAATATAAGAATGAAATATAAGAATGAAATATAAGAATAAAATAGAATTAGAACAAATAAAAGATATTAAATATTATTTATAATAATATTTAAAAATGACTGGAACTCCATGGGTTGAACTATTTAGACCGACGAAGTTCGATGACATTGTTTTAGACCCTTTAAATAAGAAGATACTAACAAATATTATTAAAACCTCCTATTTTCCCAACTTACTATTTTTTGGCCCACCTGGCACCGGCAAAACGACGACCATTATTAATCTGGTGAATGCGTATCAAGAGGTTCTCGGGCAGAAAAACCACGGTCTAATGATACATTTGAACGCATCCGACGAGCGCGGCATTGATATTATAAGAAACCAAATTAATCAGTTTGTGAACTCCAAATCGCTGTTTAACCAGGGCACCAAATTCGTCATTTTGGACGAAGTCGATTATATGACCAAAAATGCCCAGCAGGCGTTAAGATATTTGCTACAAACGTATACAAGTGGCGTGCGGTTCTGTCTGATATGTAACTATATCAGTCGCATTGATGAAGGTCTACAGAACGAATTCTTACGCCTGCGTTTCAATCAGCTACCAGAGCAAGACATTATTGCCTTTTTAAAGAATATATCGGTTTCGGAAAAACTGAATATGACAGATAAATCATTGGGACTAATTCAGAAGCTATATAAGTCCGATATTCGCAGCATGATTAATTTTATGCAGTCTAATCAACACATCAAAGACGACGATTTTAATATAATCGATGAGACTGTGTGGTCGTCGCTGTATGCTATGATAAAAGACAAAACAGTACCTAGGGCCGACATCATTCGCTTCATAAATACGACCAGTTCCAAATACAATATTGATAAAAAAAATATAATCAAGGATTTTCTAAATTATATTATTCGCAATAAGGGTCATCAAATTTCGGCGCAATTCCTTAACTTTGTCGAAAACATAATGCACTTTGAGGACTGTAAAAACAGCCATTATGTGAATTATTCATTGTCTAAATTGTCTTTATTATCGCTATAAATAGACATTCTCAGTTTGAGTTTCATCATGAAGTCATTCGGAGGCGAGCTTTTAGACGGATCAAATACATTTTGCTTTAAACTGTACTCCTTAAAACTGTATTCCTTAATATTCTTCAACGAAGTAGGGGAAATTTGTGAATATGGCGTCGAAATGTCTCTTTCATGGATGACGAACAACTTTTTGCTCAACATTTTGTTATATTGTATTACGAAAATAAAAATTGAATTATATATATAATTAAATGGCTTAAAGACAATAAACAAAGGAAACATAATGATGGCTTTAAGTTCAAAAATAGAAACAATTAATATTCCCAGGATAAATATGGAAGTAAGAAATACACCTAAGACATATAAGAAGAAGGTGAAGGCCGTTATCGATTGTAATATAGATGATGAATGGTCAAGTTTCATAACTAGTCATAATGATGATTTAAGTGAAAACGAAGAAGAAAGCGAATTAAGCGAAAGTGAAGGTGAAAATGAAGAAGAAGATTTAAGTAATTTAAGTGATACTGAAAGCAAATGTGATATAATAGAAGACGAATTAGAAGACAGGGATGTATTCGGCAACACATTGAATTCATTTGCCCCCAAAACTAAAAATATCCTTAGTCATAAAACTCATACTCATACTAATAATAGTACTAATAACAGTTCAAATGTTACGATACCTGAACCATCAGACATTTATATTTCAACAAAATCAAAGATTGCCTATTTAACCGACCCGATTGATTTGAAAATATTCTGGGACATTCCAGTAATTCCTTATGCTACTGCTAAAAATGGTGTAATAAAAAAGCAAATAAAATTTAATTCAAAAACACCAGAAGAATTAAATATTATTCAAGAAAGGCTTCAAGCGGAGCTATATTACGAGGAGCACGTTATGTCGCACATTGACAACCCAAATGGCCGTATTAAATTCAAGGACATTCGCAAGGTGACGATTGGTATTTCCAAGAAAGACATTATGAGTTACCGCTCAAAGAAGAAGCAGGCATTTTACAATTGTTTTGTAATGATAATACGCCTAAAGATTGACGGGCTGTTTCGAGAGTTTCATATAAAGGTCTTCAATACTGGCAAAATGGAGATACCCGGGGTCCAAAATGATGCGATGTTTGAGCTTGTTTTGAAAAACATTATCGAAATTTTACAGCCTTATACTGAGAAAAAGTTGGAATATAATAAGAAGAGCGACACTGTGCTTATAAACTCGAATTTTAATTGCGGGTTTTATATAGATCGAGAGCGTCTGTATGACATATTAAAATACAAATACAATATTCAGGCTATTTATGATCCGTGTTCGTATCCGGGTATTCAAAGCAAATTCTATTATAATAGTGAATTGGGTATTCAAACCGGTATCCAGACGGGCGCTACTGCTAAGGCTAGCGCTAAGGCCAAAGCCAAAGATGCGTTAAATGGTATATACACAGACATTAAAGACGCAGATAACCTAACCGAAGTGTCCTTTATGGTTTTCAGAACAGGCAGTGTACTTATTGTTGGGATGTGTGAGGAGAATGTGCTAGTTGAAATATATGAGTTTTTGAAGACATTGTTAAAGGCGGAGTTTTCTGAAATATATCAGGGATTGATTGACATGGAAAGCCATAATAATATCAAAAATAAAAAGAAGAAGATCCGAAAGAAGTTGATTACGGTTCTTTAATAAATATCTGTTCTAAATTTGTATTTATATCATTCTCAAAATAATGATATATATTTTGCTTGATAACAGAATTATCAGGCAGTTTTTTCTTTGATAAGAAATGTCTTACAAACTCTTCTATTATTTCTTTATTGTTACTATTATGATTTGTATTAATACTAGAATATGCCAACAAATTTGTAAATAAATAAATATTATCTAAATGTTGCTGTTTCAACTTTGTTTTATTGAGATCTAAATTGTGGATTTTTGTTAGGGGCAAGAACTTTTCATTTTTATTATCATTTTCATTCTTATTCTTATTATCATTTTCATTTTTATTCTTATTTTCATTTTCATTTTTATTCTTATTTTCATTTTCATTATGAAATTGAAGACAATAATGAACAATGTTTTTATAAATATACATATAGGTATCCACGTAATGTAATACAGCCTTTTCGTCGGTTAAGAGCTCGCGAAATGTCTTTTTATATTCACTGTTGATCTCGTATATTGTCTTTTTGTAAACAAATGTGGTGGCATCCCTAGAACTGAGTTGTAAAAATGACACATTGTCGTCGGATATCTGCTCAATAAATTCAATGTAAAAATAATATGCTTTTTGGCTGTGATAATATGTTAGATCCAAATTTTGGGTATAATAAAACAAGATAGAAAATACATGAATAATTGTTTCTAGACCACGCATTACAATGAACTTGTAACACTCTTGGTTTTTCATATGTATTTTTTCTTCAATCAGTGACAAATATTCTATGAATACACTAACAAATTTTGTTAGTATGTCTTGAACAGAATGTGTATTTTTCGCCTTGTAATTTTCAATGCGAGTTATTATGTAGTGTGGATTATCTATTACTAAAGACTGGGGATTTTGTTTTGTTCCTTTCATTTTATTAATATTTTACTTTATTTTTATTTAGTTCTTTTTTTAAAGGTTTGTAAAAAAAGTCCGTTTGATTAAAGAATAATATTAAATAATGTTTATAAGTATTTAAAGACTTTAAATTAAAAACTAATATAAATGTCTGATAAATCGGCTAATACGTCAAGTGCTATTACTACTGCTGCTTCTAATGCTTCTGCTAGTGCTGCTTCTAATGCTAACGCCACACCTAACTATCGTCTCCCGTCTGATGTAACATTACAACATGCGAGTAAGTTGGCAATTGTCGAGGACAAGCCGATTATGTTGGATTACTGGACCGCGTCCGTTGACAAGAAGGCTCTTGTGGGGGTGCGTGAGTCGGGTGAGAAGTTACTCGTGAAGTCCGCTGAGGAGTATACTAGTCCGATTGCCAAGTTTTACAAATCGGCAACCGAGTATATTATTATTACCGAGAATTCCATTTATATTGTGTCTAGTGATATTCCTACGAGAAAGATATCCTAAGCAACCTTTCATTTATGAATATAATATGCTTTTTCACAAAGTTTTTATGAAAAAGCATATTATAAATACGTTTATAATAATACACTATTTTATATCTGTATTTTATAAATGAAATTTATAGACAAAATTTACTATATAAATTTAAAAAATAAAACGGAAAGAAATGAACATTGTTTAAAACAATTTGAGTTACACAATATTCCAAATAATAAAATAACAAGATTTGAAGCGATTGATGGAAATACATATAATTTTACGGAAAATGAAATACATATGTTTAGAAATGCGGATTACATTCGATCATTGACACCGCACATAGTTCAAAAAAAAATAATGGGAAATCAATTAAGTCATTTTAATATTTTATTAGAAATGAAAGAGAAACAATATGATAATATTATTATTTGTCAAGATGATGTTATTTTCAGGGATGGTATAAATGACTATATTGACAATATAATAGAACAAATGCCAGAAAATGCTGAAATAATAAATTTAGGTACACATAAATACGCAAATTTAGATGTATTTGTTCCTTACGATTTAAATAATAATGAAGACACAAAATTTATTAAGCGCAAAATTACAAATTATATTTCTGAGTATAATGAAAATATTAATCCAGCATCGTTGTGCTATATAGTAACAAAAAGAGGCTGCGAAAATTTAATAGAACATTTTAATTCAAATGGATTTTTATATGCTACCGATTGGCATTTGAATATATATTTACAATTAAAAAATATATTTTTTGGTAGTACAAATATTTTGGCAACCGGAAATAACACTTTTGTTAGTGACATATTTGTTAAGAGTATACCTATTGACAAATTAATAAACACGAATCAGTATTATACAGATAAAAACACAGCTCATTCGTATTTTCATATTTATGATAAATTATTTACACCAATAAGAAACACCGCAAAAAATATTTTAGAGGTAGGTATTCCGGCTTTTACTCACAAAAATGGAGGAGGCTTATTGTTATGGAAATTATATTTTGAAAACGCGACTATATATGGTGTAGATACACTTTCTGAAGATAGATTATATGATATAGTAAAAAAAGAAAGGAAAATTATTACTTACACTGAAACCAATGCTTATTCACAAGCCTTTGTATCATCATTAATGGATAAAAATATAAAATTTGATGTTATTATTGATGATGGTCCGCACACGCTTGAGACACAGTGTAAATTTATAGAATTATATACACCCCTATTAAATGAACATGGTATATTAGTAATCGAGGATGTTCCTGATATAGAACGTATTGATAAATTTAAGGAACTAACACCGGAACATTTAAAACCGTATATACAAGTTTACGATGTAAGACATATTAGAAACAGATTTGATGATATTTTATTTGTTATTGCCTTACCGTAAATAAAAGGTGGTTAAAAGATCATTGAAAACATAATATTGACAAATGACATAACAGTCAACATACCAATTTTTTTATTAATAATTTCAAGATAGCGTTCTTGTCTTATCAAATTGCTAGTTACGTCGTCTACCTTACATCTATTATTACAAGAAGAGAAGAACCGTTTATTATATATAGGTATAAGTTTAGGTTTTAATAATAGTTTACGAAACATTTTAGTTATATATGATAAAATGTATTCAATTATGTTTATATCGGTTTTTTTTAAACAAAAAGATAAAGAAAAGAAAATAAAAACAAATAATAATATTTACTATCTATAATAATGTCTAATTCTTCTTTTGGTTCAGGATCTGGTTCATATGGGCAATTTTGGTTCGGAGGGGCTACATTCCCGGGATTTTTATACAAGAAGAATGTCGGAGTTGGTGGTCGTCGCAGTACAAAGATGACACCCGGTGGCAATATCACTTGTAATAGTGCGACATATTTGTATAACAAGTATAAGCCTGGAACAGGTGGCGTAGGTGCTTCATCAATAGCAAATCGACGTGCCAAAAACAGGTTGGCAACTGTTTGTACCGAGCAAAAATGCTTCCCTTGTTATAACACTTTAGGGCAATACAGCAATTACACACACAATCCTAATGGTTTTATCCCATGTCCTGCAATTGCTGGCAGCAGCATTAGTAGCGGTTCTGTTACACCTACACCTACACCTACACCTCCTAGTGGAACATATACTTTGACATATAATCGTAACTCATCGCAAGGCGGTACTGGAACTGCTCCTACTCCAATTTCTTATTCAGGTGGGTCAGCTGTAACAATTTCAGCTAATACAAACTTTAGTGCTACAGGAAAAACATTTGGTGGATGGAATACATCAGTTTTTGGAACAGGAACATATTATCCGACTGGAAGCACTTTAACAATGCCTTATGTGAATACTATATTATATGCTCAATGGTACAATCCATCCGGAACTACTTATTCTGTTATTTATAATGGTAATACAAATACTGGAGGAACTGCTCCTGGAACAGTGAATTACACACAATATCAAGGTGTTTCTATAACGGGTAATACAGGTACTTTGTTAAAAACAGGGTTTGAGTTCTATGGCTGGAATACAGCAGCTAATGGTTCTGGAACAGCATATCCAGTAACAAGTAATGGGTTTACTATGCCTGCATCAAATGTAACATTATATGCTCAGTGGGTAAATACATCTACAAATTATACATTAACATACAATGGTAATGGAAGTACAGGAGGCTCAGTTCCTTCTGCGCCAACATCTTATCCATCTGGTGCGGGAGTTTCTGTTCTTGGTCAAACGTCTTTAACAAGAAGCGGCTATACATTTTTAGGATGGAATACGAACGCAGATGGAACAGGTTCTATATATCAACCTGGCAGTTCTGTAGTAATGAATTCAAATACAACATTATATGCTCAATGGGCTCCAGGAACAGTCATTAAGGATTGTGGTAATTTTACAGGAGAGTTAACAATTCCATCTATTTATTTTTCGGGTAGTAGAACAGTATATCGTGATAATACTAATAATAGTATAACAATAATAATACCAACATATTATAGTAATAATGGTTCGCCATATGGCACAGGTAATGGTCCAATTGATAGTGCTCATATTGGAAACTTGAAATCAACATATGCTACAGCAACTATTTCACTAGTTACCGGCGTATATCAAATAAATACAACATATACTACTGCTTATACAGGTGGAACATATACTCAAACATCAACACTGACATTTGGTTCTACCTATTGGCCAACGGGGGAAACAATTTCTACTGTTACAATACCATCTCCAAATTCTCCAGCAGCATTTAACTTTAACCCATCTGGTACAAATATTAATGTTTCTGGAGGGTGTTTTGGAGGAGCCAGTTATTCTAGTGGTGTGTCAACAACAAATTCTGTAATTGCGTTTTATATTAATTTTTCAAATGGACAATCTACTAGAGTAGCACTCGGAACTCAATTTAGATGGAATGGTACAACAAACACATACACATTTGTGTTTGATTACGCAACTACAGAATTGGCAATTGGAACAACACCAGTACCAATTAGCGGTACTTTTACACCAACATCTTCAACAGGAGTTAATACATCTTAAAATAAAAAACAAATAATAATATTCACTATCTATAATAATGTCTAATTCTTCTTTTGGTTCAGGATCTAATTCAAATGGGCAATTTTGGTTCGGAGGGGCTACGTTCCCGGGATTTTTATACAAGAAAAATGTCGGCGTTGGTGGTCGTCGCAGTACAAAGATGACACCCGGTGGCAATATCACTTGTAATCAGCCTACTGATTTGTGGAATAAGTATACTCCAGGTGCCGGTGTTGGTGCGTCATCAACCGCATCTAGGCGCGCCAAGTTACGCCTCGCAACATCATGCTCTAACAGCCAAACGTGCGGCAAATTCTTTGTTGAATTGGGACAAAATCAAATCAGACCGTCACAATTCACTACTTACAACTCGAATTTTACTTACTAATTTTACTTACTAAATTATACCTATTAGAATAAATAATACATTTTAAACAATTTATTATTTATTTAACACATTTAAACACTTTAGACAATGATATACTAACAAAATACCAAATCAATGTCAAGACACATATTATACAATTTATTCCCGTTTCTAAAATCCTTGATTAAATCAAATGCTAGTCCAAATATTTTTACCGTTTTAGGCACATCTGTTGTTTTAACCTATGGACACGGTATGTTTGCTTTAGGAACTAACAAAACAGAGGAAATATGTGTTACAAAGAAATACACTTATGTTGCCAATGGCTACACAAATTTCATGATTGTTGACGACAAAGGGCGGCATTTCAATGTCAATAATAGTTTTTGGTATTGGAAATGGGACGCGATTGAGGAATGGAATAACATCCAGGAACAAACAGAAGATAAAACATTTATAACCGTAGGTTACTATGGTTACAGAATACCATTTTTAGGATTGTTTCCTAATCTAGTTCATATTTCGACGCAATTAGATAAGGGAATAAACATTCGTATAGAAAAAAAAGACATTCTGAAACACCTACATTTCTAATCTAAAGAAGAGCAGCATTACATAGCATTACATAGCATTACATAGCAGTAGGAGGAATGAATTGAGTGGGTTGGTAACTGTTTGCTCTTAACCATCTCTCACCTCGGCCACCAGCACCGGCGCCGTTATACGCCAACTGGTAATAGGTTTGGTGCGAGTATTGCGGCTTGCTCAGATTGTAAAATGAGTCGCCTCTTTGTTCAAAGTAGAACGGGGAATAACCTCTGTTATTTTGTGTGCCAAATGAATTTGTAGCAACGCGCGAGTTGAGTCTAGTGAAGCCCATTTTTATACTATATGACTATATATTTTCTTTTTTATAATTTTTTATTTTTATAAAATAAGTATTTTATATTTCTTTTATTCAAGAAATCATATTTTATATTTCTTTTAAAGAAAGATAAAATGTATAAGCTTCGGACGAGGATTGAACTCGCGGCCTTTCGCTTACAAAGCGAATGCTCTACCACTAAGCTACCGAAACTTTGATTCGTATATTATGCTATACTCCTCAAATAACTATAGTCATTTCTCTTTAAGTTGTTTTTTGCGAAATATATATAATTCTAAAACTCAATATTTTTTAACGCATTTATCGCATCCTGGGACAACTTCTCAGGAAACTTCACATCAAACAAAATAATGAGGTTACCTGTATGTTCGTCTCGACTAAAACCCATATTCGGTATCACTTTTCTATATCCATTGGGTATAATATTGCCGGCATTATTGTTAATAGTATAGGTCTTACCAGTAATATATTTCAATTCAAATGAAAAGCCACACAGCGCCTCCTTAATGGATATGGTCTTTTGTAAAATAAGATCCAATCCTTGCCTCTGAAAATCTGTAGTGTTTTCTATTTTGACAATAATCTTGACATCACCTTTACAATTCTCATTTACTATGTGCCCCTTATCCTTTAATACAATTAATTCCCCCTCGTCCATGCCTTTTGGAACAGGAACATAAATTGTTTCATGTTCAAATACCTTATTGTTGTTTTCTATAATCCAGCGCTCAATGTCAATCGGCACAGTGGTTCCTGTTAATATTTTATCAATTGGCACTGTAATCGTGACAGTAACCGGTTGCGGTTTTTGATTTTGTTGCTGGTTGATATTTAGATTTACAGGCATGCCATTGTGGAAAACGCGAATATTCTGGCCTTGGCCAAATGGGTGTCCTTGTCCAAAAGGGGAAAATGAGTGACCCTGTCCTTGGTTCATATTTAATCCAAAAAGCCCAGCTAAAATATCATCCATTTGCCCATGACCAAAAGGGGAACCATGACCAAAAGGGGACCCTTGGCCAAATGGATTTTGACCTTGTCCCGACATCATTTTGATAAACGGGTTATTCCGTGTCATGTCATACTCTTGCTTCTTATCAGCGTCACCCAATGTCTCATAAGCATCATTTATTTTTTGAAATTTAGCCACCGAATCAGTGCTGTTTCCATTCCTATCCGGATGATGTAACAATGAGAGTCGCCGATACGATTTTTTAATTTCATCAATCGTAGCAGTTTCGGGCAATTCTAAAACTTTATACAAGTCGTCGGACATATCAATTAATATTATATTAAAAGATAAGCTTAAATAGTTATTAACGTATATATTTATAATTAATAATCTAATGGAACCACTTTTTTTAAATAAATACCAGCCTTTTTTCTTCAAGGACTTTGAAACGGTTCCTGAAATGCTGGATATTTTGAACACATTAATAAGCATGAATAATCTAAATGTCTTGTTTATTGGTGATATTGGTAGCGGTAAAACCGCGTTTCTAAATTCGGTTATTCGTGAATATTACAATGGACTGGAACCGTCGCAATACTCGGAGAACATATTACATATTAACAGTTTGAAAGACCAAGGTATTAATTACTACCGTAATGATGTGAAAACATTTTGCCAAACGTGTTCCTATATTAAAGGCAAAAAGAAGATTATTGTCCTCGATGATATTGATTTTATTAATGAACAGAGCCAACAAGTGTTCCGCAATTGTATTGATAAATATAGCCACAATGTTCATTTTATTTCGTCGTGTAGCAATTCGCAGAAAGTCATTGAGTCGCTACAATCGAGACTCATTATAATTAAAATCAAGCCGCTACAGCGTGTGAATTTGGTTAAAATTATGCGCAAGATTACCCAGTTGGAGCAAATTGCGATAACAGATGATGCCGAGGATTTTATTTTGAATGTGTGTAATAACACGGCAAAAATATTAATCAATTATTTGGAAAAATTCAAGTTACTAAATGAACCAATTACTTTAGAACTCGCAACAAATGTGTGTTCAAATATTAGTTTGTCCACATTTGAAGACTATACACAGCTATTAAAAGACGGCAAACTGGGTGTCGCCATTCATTTGTTATATAGTATTTATGATAAAGGATATTCTGTGATGGATATTTTAGACAATTATTTCATTTTTGTGAAAATTACAAAAATGCTGTCGGAGACACAAAAATACAACATTATTCCGTTTATTTGTAAATATATTACAGTATTTCATAATATTCATGAGGACGAAATAGAGTTGGCGTTGTTTTCGAATAACCTACATCAAGTTATAAACGAAGTATAAACGAAGTATAAACGAAGTATAAACGAAGTATAAACGAAGTATAAACGAAGTATAAACGAAGTATAAACGAAGTATAACCGTTTTTTATAATAATTTTATATTATACAATTATTATAGATATATTCTATGCCGTCACAAATATTTAAAAATCCTGTTCCCAATGAATTGTTAAAACAACTATTTGATGAAAATGCTATCAAAACCGAAACAGGATATATAATTAATAATTGTGTTTATAAAAAAGGGATTTTTAATAGTAGCATTCCCAAGTTTTTAGAAGAATGTCGACCCTATTATCATATTTCCAAGCGCGATTATATTGATAGGAAACTCACTTATAAGTCATTTAATACGATTATACGGCAAATATGTAATTTCAACAAGATTACATATACGACAGAAATTAAGTATGATAAATCAGTTTATGATATTGTTTACAGTATTGTATTACCTTAGACTTAATTGTGCATGTTTTTAGTCATTCTTACAAGTTGCGTGAATACCTTTTTACTAAACTCAATATCGTCAAATGCCGCAATCTCATACCTGCGGTCCATGTTTTGCTCCATGAATGCGTAGGTATTATCGCTCATATCATAAGACATGTTATTGTAGTTGAACATTGTATAACTGAATTTGCCCATTGTATTAAGGGTTAATGCAAGAAACTCGACAACATCGCTGGATGAATTGGCGCAAAACATAAATGGTTGGAAATTGGTCTTGTTTCTTCCCTTTTTAGAATTCAAGTCTACGCGCTTGCCGTTAATCACATATACATTGGAGATTTCATTGTAGCTAATAAAAACGCGAGTGTCAATGGATGAATAATCATCAGGATTATCGCGCTCTTCAATACAAAGAACCAAGCAACTGTCAGTCTCGGTCTCCTCGTTTAAATAAATGGGTTCAACGTTAGTGTCTAGAGTGTCTGGGTTCATTATTGTATATATTATCAGGCAATAACCGTTTAAATTGTTTTTGTTTATTATATATTTTTTATACATTTTGGTTTAATACACTTTGGTTTAATACATTTTGGTTTAATACACTTTGGTTTAATACATTTTATATTTTATCTTTAGTCACCATGTTTATAATACACCATTTCACTATTTGATTTGGCACTTAGACAATAGAGTTTTCCTGGGATTATTTCATATTCTTTGAACAAGTGTGTATTCAAACTATACACATATCGATTTGAACTTAGTGGCGTATATATTTCATAATTGTGTTTGTCTAATTGTGCGATTTGTAGTATTTCTTGATATGGTGTAATTACCGTTTTAAGTTGTCTAAAATTCACGGTTACCAGTTTTTGACTAGGATTTGGGTCATATTCGTTTTGCCATAATACAATTAATATTTTGTCTATTTTTTCAAATTTATCCCTTTCTAGGATGCGGTTTTTGTCAAAAAATCCAATGATTTTGTCTGTAAAATCCACCTTGTATAAATATATATTGTAATCTGTTATTCCTAGGCATGTTTGTATTATGTTGATTTTTTGAATTATATTTAATGGTATCGGATTTAACAATACCATTATTATTTTATATAAAATATTATTTTTATATAAGATTTTATTTTTTATAACTTTAGTATTGTATAACTTTAGTATTGTATAACTTTAAAAACGTTTACTTTAGTTTTAAAAAGCAAATTGCGGTACATTGTTTCCAATATACAACGGTTTCGGACCATAAACCGGCAATGTAGTAGAACTCGGGACTTGCCAAAATGAAACCCAATCGGATGTATTCGGTTTCTCATTACTGTCTTCATCTAGTGACTCGATTATGCTGACTTTATTTTCATTATTATAAGGCGCGATTGCTAAAACAAAATATTTCGCTAAAATAAATTTCCCTTGAAAAATCTGTTCATTGTTTAATCTCGCAAACCACTCATAATTGCGGCGCTTCAATATGGACGCCGCGGGTATCCAAATGCCATACATACCATCATGTAATTTGATATAATCTTCTCCTAATAAATCATCAACTAACACCGGCTTGTTTTCCATTGTTTTTACACCAACATCCGTTCCCGGTATCATATTAATGCTCTTATTATTTACATGTTTATTTGCCCATTTATCGAAATTACCGAGGAACTCTATTTGTGCTGTATAGTCGCCTGAAATTAGACGCTGCATATGATCAATAAACTCCTTTAGTTTTGGAGTATTCTTTTTTGCGCCAATAAAGGCTGTATCCGGATAAAACTGGTTATTTGTTGCGCTAATATTTGTGTTCACATTTTCACAGACAAACATCTTATTTATTCCCTTATTGTCATTCGTTGAACTTATTCCCCGGTCGTACATATCGATTAGATCTTTGAAACACAGGAATGAAATCGGGACCGACATGCCGCCATAGTTGTATATCAGTTTCCCCATCGCGAGTTGCCTGACATTCGAAACAATCGGGTCACCAATAACGCTTAAATCAATATTCCATCCCGGTATCAACTTGGCAAATGAATTGTCGTCTACAATACAAATTGTAAATGATTTGTCGCAGTGTTTAATGATGCTTCGCACACATAAGTTAAGATACGGCTGATTTAAGTTGTATGAACTTCTGGAGCCGAAGCTTAACCAGTCACGCGAATTGTATTCATATGGCGTATAAATCCACATAATTGGTTTTTTACTCTTGGCTAAAGATGATTCGGATAATAAATATTGTTTTACGTCGTTGTAATTATCAGGGCCGATATTTCTTGCCTTCTTTTCTAGATACTTCTGAAAAAGTATTCCAAAAGCAACAAGAAATATAAAGGCCAATAAATAACTTGTGGTTATTGTTGATAACATATATTTATATATTGAATATATTTTATTTTATGGTTTTAAATAAAGGGTTTTATTTTATGGTTTTATTTTATGGTTTAGTTTTATGATTTAGTTTTATTAGAAAAACTGTTTTTGAAAGCATTGTATCCATTCTTCGCGATATATTCCATATTGCGCATTGTAATAGAATAAGATGCTCCAGAATGTCCACCGTTTATAGGGTCCTTCGCTAGTTCCTCGCGTAGACGGTCTAATTCAGGCACGTCTCTAGTAAACATAAACCCTTTGTCCTTTTCAGGCTCAAAATTTCGAAGCCAGTCCCACAATTCGCACCTAGTGATTGCCTTGTGCGCGCTTTGAAAATAAGACCGGCTCCAATCATCAGTGAACTCAAATTCACCGTCGCCAAAATACTCGGAATTCATATTATTTTAATTTATATATTATAATAATAAAAGCTTTATATGGTTGTGTTATATATATGGTTATTTATTACAAAAGTTGTTTAATATCACCCCAGAATGACCGTTGTTTTGCCTTGGCCTTCTCCGCCTCTTTCGCATATTTGTATGCCAGTGCCGCCGATTCCTGGTCCAAATGGTTCTTATTCTGATGTAAAATGCGTTCTGCTTCTGTTTTAGATATTGGTGTTACATCTACTCTATCTCGATTGGTCTTGTATTCATTCACGTTTCTATATTTCGGTATTTTTTCATAATCATCTTGTGTAATCGGGATAATTGTTTCAATATGTGCCTGTCTTAAGTCGGTAAAACCTAGACCCGACGCAGATCCACTAAAATTGCTAGATTGGTCGCCAAGAAGGGACCCACCGCCACTAAATGCGGCGTAAGTATCGCTAATACCATTGTATACAGTTAGCGACTGTATTTGCTTCTTTTGTATTTCAAAGGCCTCATTCATGTTGGCTTGCGTGACATTATCATTGTTTTCATAAAGGCCCTCGTCGGATTTTAACCAGTCACCGTATCCTTTGTTAGTATCATCGTCTTCCAATCTGTGTTTTTCAAATTTTTCATTAAACCAACTATTGAAATTCTTAGGATCCTTTAACTCCTTCTTGGTTTCAAACATTGTATCCAATACGGTTTTATTACTGTCTTCGAAATAGTCCTTCTTCAAGTCTCGTTCCGTCTTCTTTTCGGATTTATTTTGAAACTCATAGATGCTATATAGTCGTTTATAAGCTTTTGAAAAAAAGAGAAAATATTTGGCATCCAATTGTGACTTATCTGGATGCATTTTTAACACGATTTGCTTTGCTGTCTTTAAAGCGGGTTCATCTAAATATGAAACATTGAACAAATTATACAAGTCATTTAATGTGTAGTTGTCTATGTTCAAGTCGAGTTCTGACAATGTCGTTTTATGGAAGCTTATATTTTTACTATTATTCATTTGAGTTTGTATACTATTTTGATTTTGTATACTATTCATTTGATTTTGATTATGATTATGATTTTGATTATGATTTTGATTATGATTATAACCTTGGGTTGGTGTTTCGTGTATTTTTATTCCTGCCTTTGGACATACTGTTGATCCATTTTTTTTATTCATCTTGTATAATTATATACAAAATAAATCTAAATTATTTTCTTCCTATATTTACTTTTTATATTTACTTCTTTATAAAGTTTTTATAACAGTTTAAAGTCCGCAGTGACAATGTCCGTCATCAAAATAAATACGATACACAACTGGAAAAGGCAATGAATATATTGGCTCCATATTTCGCGGCTCCCTTGCCGTATTATTAAACACAAATTCTCTTATGGTTGTCATACCAGAAAATGGTATAGGAATTAACTGTTCTAATTTTGTATGATGACAATCATGATTATGCCTTTGACTACTGTAATTAATGTTTAAACAGCTATCTATATAGAGACCTTTTATATCCCTACATCCAAAATGGTGCGACACACGATTAAACAAGTCCAGGATTGTCTCATCCTTATACATAAATATAAACGTGCTGTAGCCACACAGCTTGGTAATTTCAAATATATACATGCGACCGGGGGCTTCTATAATATATTCATTCAGTTTCCCATGAAATACAGATGGTGATACAATAATATTGTCGGACATTTTATTAACCTTACATACAAGGTAATCTTTAAATTGTATTTGGATAGTTTGTTTGCATGAAAAAAAAGCAAAATGCTCTTCTATTTTTATTAATTAAATTATATTAAATTATAAACTTTAAAACAAAACACTTTTTACACCTTTTCTCATTTCAAACGCCGATTATATAATATAATATAAAGACATATTATATATATTATATATTATATATAAATGGAGTGGAAAATATCAGAATACAATCAATGGATTAAAGATGGGCAACCTATAAATTTATTAGTGACAAAGCTTACTATTTCAAATAGTAATATTAATTCATTAAATGGAATAGAAAATTTGGTCAATCTAACAGAATTAAATTGTTATGATAATCAATTAACATCATTAAATGGAATAGAAAATTTGGTAAATCTAACAATATTAAAATGTGATAATAATCAATTAACATCATTAAATGGAATTGAAAAATTAGTCAATCTAACAACATTAGATTGTTGGCATAATAAATTAACATCATTAAATGGAATTGAAAATTTGGTCAATATAATAAAATTTAAGTGTCGTTTTAATCAATTAACATCATTAAAAGGAATTGAAAATTTGGTCAATCTAACAGAATTATTATGTTATTCTAATCAATTAACATCATTAAATGGAATAGAAAATTTGGTTAATCTAACAACATTATTTTGTCATTCTAATCAATTAACATCATTAAATGGAATAGAAAATTTGGTTAATCTAACAACATTATTTTGTCATTCTAATCAATTAACATCATTAAATGGAATTGAAAATTCGACCAATCTAAGAACATTATTTTGTGATAATAATCAATTAACATCATTAAATGGAATTGAAAATTCGACCAATCTAAGAACATTAGATTGTAATTCTAATCAATTAACATCATTAAATGGAATAGAAAATTTGGTCAATCTAACAATATTAAATTGTTATTCTAATCAATTAACATCATTAAATGGAATTGAAAATTTAGTCAATCTAATAACATTAATGTGTGATAATGAATTAACATCATTAAATGGAATGGAAAATTTGGTCAATCTAACAGAATTAAATTGTTATGATAGTCAATTAACATCATTAAATGGAATAAAAAATTTGGTCAATCTAAAAAAATGTTGATTATAGTAATAAATTAATAGTTGATATTCATCCAAGCTTTGTATAAGGGCATTATTACCAATAATTTAATGACAAATATATAATTAAACAGTGTTATTTTTATCGTATAAACCCTGTAAATGGTCGTGCGCCAATGTTAGAATATGAATAGCGGCGGCGAGATCAGAATCAACTGTTTTCTGAGATAAATCAACATAAAGATTATGTGAATTAGCAATAACATACTGAAACATCTCGATTGTTAATTTTGTTTTTTATTTACGCCTCCGGCATTATTAAAACTCTTTATAAATTCACTAATACTATGTAAGTATTGATAGGTTTCTCTAGTATGTCCGTTGTATTCTTTAGGCAGGTGTACGACCTTTTTCGCATTTAAAGCGTCCTCGCTTATCTTTTCTTCTTCCTCCATTCTATATTCTTCAAAAATTTCATTGGCATCTTCTTCATCGGTAATGTCAGCGGTACTGTCAGTGCCGCAAAGGCTTTCATTATCATCATCATGATCAGGTTCATAGCTTTCCGCATTGATATCAATCTCGCAGCCGCAATATTCGTCATAAAGACACCAACAGTCCTTATCTTGACACAAAGCATCCGCAATTTTATACATAATTCCTCTAATAAATGGAATATTTATCTCCTTAAAGTGTACAAAAGCCATATTGTTATCTAATGATAACTCATAGTCAGCACACTTATATTCATCAGTATTGCTCTTCAATTTAATACCAAGGGTCTCATTAATAAATTTGTATGCCTTTCCGTTATCAAGCCAATATCGGCATGATAACGGAAAGCGTGAGCACTGGCAACAAATGAGGTCATTTTTCGTAGTTGTGTTAATAGTGTTAATAGTTTTAAACAGTTAATGTTATTTCTTATATTTATACCTTAACGATTAGATGAAAAAAGAATTTCAATTTTTTTAGATAAAAAATAAAAATAAAATTACAATTAATTAAATATATTTAAAACAAAACACTTTTTAAAATAAACATTATACACTTTTTATTAATTTTATTAAAATAAACACTTATAACACACTTAAATCCATATTTGACAAAAGCATCCCCACAACATAACAATGTCCAAATGGTACACTTAAGTCCTTAACCTTCTCTTTTATCAGTTCCTCACTTAACTCCAAACATGTCACACTCTTATCTTCATTACGAGGACCATCAAAGTCATATATAGTAATATTTTGTCCTCTATCTAAGACACTCTTCCAATACTTCACTCTCTCTCTATCCTTAATCAAATCATAATACTCCTTACAATACACATCCTTTCTACTAGTCACATAGTCCATATCTCCTCTTTCCTCATATCCTTCAAAACGAGCACATAATATCTTCTTTCCTTTTCCCTTAGGGTACCTTCTCTTTGGTGCCATTTGAGCCTTCCACCAGTCCTTACTTACCTTCTCATCTATACCTTCAAATATCTTTCCAGATTGCCATCTACTCTCAAAATTCCAATAACCCTTATATCCTCCCTCTATATGTGTCATAGGACTAAAGTCTCTTCTATCTAAACTTAACTTTGCCTGCGCACTAGTAACATTTAAGTTAACACTAGTAGGGTCTATCTTAACTCCACGGGCCCCTCTTAAGTTCATAGAAGCAATATAAACTTTACCTCTATTTACTTTATTATCAATCAAATTACTCATTTTATTAATCTATTCGTATTATATGTATTGTATTTAAATTTATACATCTACAATACAAGTAAAATTATATTTCAATTTTTTTTATTGCGAAAAAAATAAAAAAAGGGACTAAAATCCTCTTTTTATTTTTTAATTAATTTTTAAAATAAATAATGCTATACAATAATGGTAATAATAATATACAAAAGTTATAAGAAGCAGACAAAGTTACATATTCGAAATTAAACAAGAATGTTCCACTTTCACATATTGTGGCAACTCGCAATCAAAGAAGTTACATTTTTTAAATTTGGTGTTTTTTATTTTGACATCTGTAAAGTCGCATTCATAGAAGTGGACGTTGGAGAAACGGCAGTTTTTGAGTGTTGCGCTATTGAAAATGGCGCCGGTAATTGTGATGTCATCAACGATTTGATCGGTTACTGTGGTCCCGGTAAATGTCACGTAAGAGTATCTGAGAATAGGGCCGCCTTCGTACTTTAAAGCCCATTCATCTATCTCTTCTCGGGGCGCTCGACCTAGAGCTTCTGAATATTCGGCGATTTGGTGGTCGGTCATTTTACTTAATGATATGTCGTCTTCTTCTAAGTCTTCTTCTTCCCCCGCTTCGCTTGCTTCTTCTAAGTCTTCTTCTTCTTCCCCCGCTTCGCTTGCTTCTTCTAAGACTGCTTCTAAGTCTTCTTCTAAGACTGCTTCTAAGTCTTCTGCTTCTTCTTCTGGCAAGGCTGATTTCAAGAAATCTAGCTCCAACGGGGGATATGCTAGATTATAACAATCGTTCATTTTGGCAAAGACTGTGTCTGGGTGTAATAACTGGACTTCCAACGCATCCATCAAGCGCTCAAAGAAGTCCATTGAACTACCACCTCGTCTGTATCTGCTTCCAAATACGTACATCGAAACGTCGTAAGTATTTGGTCCCTTTGTCTCCACTTCAAACAAGTATGTGTCGTTTGAGAGCCTATTTGTTTTTTTTGCGACGATATCATCGTAATATATGTGTTCATTCCATTCAGTATGTTCCTTGATAACATTCCATCTTGACAATGTAGTAGATATAAGTTTTTTTAAGTTTTGTTTAGAGCTGAAATTAATATCAGCAGTTAATATGTGAGTAGTATCTCGTTGTCCAATCATTTTCTAAAGGTAATTGTTGTTGTAAGTTAAGTGTTGTTTTGGAAACAGGGTAAGTAATAAATTAATACCTTTCTTTTTTTATGAAAAAAATAATTCAATTTTTATTTTTTTTATTTTTTTTATTTTTTATTATTTTTATTTGTTAAGTTTAATTTGTTAAGTTTAAAAGTGTTCTATTAGTTTGTTAAGTTTTAAAAGTGTTCTATTAGTTTGTTAAGTTTATATTTGTTAAGTTTAAAAGTGTTCTATTAGTTTGTTAAGTTTATATTTGTTAAGTTTATATTTGTTAAGTTTATATTTGTTAAGTTTATATTTGTTAAGTTTTTAAAGTGTTCTATTAATTTGTTAAGTTTTTAAAGTGTTCTATTAGGTTGTTAAGTTTAAAAGTGTTCTATTATTTGTTAAGTTTAAAAGTATTCTATTAATTGTTAAGTTTACTAATATCATAATACTCCGCCAGGTCTCCCAGGCAATCCAAGACCTGTTTATATACATTTAGTTCCTGAAATGCGTCGATTGATACCAAAACAGGTTCGCGTTCTGAAAGTTGAATATCATAATCGGTCAAACTATCACGGCTCTGATGATATTTTGCTATATGACATACTCGACAGTTGGCCTCTTGGAAACAAGGATACCAATAGTCTTCGCAATGCTCAAAACAGCGTTTTCCACAATATTGGTGACTTTCGCTGTCAATTATGGCATTTTCTACATGTTTGCCGCAGCAATGACAATGTGTTTGATAATAAATTGCTTCTTTGATAGTAAGGTTATGCTCCTCTGTGTATATAAATATTTCCTTACGTTCTTCTTCGGAATATGGAGCTAGTAAGTCTTGGATGCAATCATATGCGCATCCTTCGCAAAGCCATTGTTCGCTACTATTGTAATATACACAGTCTCTACATGAGAATTTTAGCATACATCGGTTACATTCTACTGTCTTTTGTTCTTCTTGTTCTTCTTCAAAGTCTCCTACTAATGTTTGTTCTTCTTGTTCTTCTTGTTCTTCTTGTTCTTCTTGTTCTTCAAAGTCTCCTACTAACGTTTGTTCTTCTTGTTCTTTTTCTTCATCATAGTTTTCTGCTAGTGCGTCCATTTCTTCAATCGGGTTTAATCTCAAATAATCTTCAAACTGTTTCTCGTAATAATCTTCTCCTTCAAGTAATTCTCTCATATATTGGTTATCAGAATTCATATTAAATTATTTGCTGTTTTAAATAAGAAAGGGGTTTATAATTTAAAATTATAAGAAATGTATATTTATTAATAATATCTTTTTTAAAACGTAAATTAATTTCAATTTTTTATTTTTTCTTAGAATTATTTTATTTTTTCATTGTTTTTTCTAACTATTTTACTCGAATTTTATAAAAATTGAATTACTTTGAATACAAATTATTGAATGTATAATGTATAAATTATAAACCCCTTTCTTATTTAAAATAGAAAATCTTTAAAATAATAGAATGACGAGCATTAATAATAACGAGACTAATAACGAGACTAATAACGAGACTAATAACGAGACCGTATTCCAGCCTCCTAAAATAGAGAGCAAATGTATTGAATATGACGACGGTTATACATTGAAATACGGCAGCAATACTGATATCGGCGGCAACATATATAACCAAGACGCGTTTTGCGTTATTCATTTCAAGTCAGTTCTGTTGAATAAATCCGGCTCCGCTTTCTGTATTGCCGACGGACACGGAAAAGAAGGCGAATTAGCCGCCAAGGTTGGAGTAAAGCGTTTGGAAGAATTAATAAAAGAAAAGGTAGACGAATTGGTTGAAAATCCGGTTGCCTTTTTAGAGTTCGCATTTAAAGACATTCACGAAGAAATCAAGACGAAACTGATTGAAAAATTAATACAAGCAGAATTTGAAGTTGAAATCAATGATAGAGGCGATGTAACGGCTCGCAGATTTGCTAGTCAAAAATTTACTGTGATAAAATGCGGTACCACATTCAGTGTAGTTGTATTCTTGGATAAAAAGCTGTATGTCGCAAATGTTGGAGATAGCACTGGGATATTATATGCTGACAAACCGGTGTTTACTACTAGTTCTACTGCTGCTTATATCGAGTTAACCGGTGACCATTCACCCGAAAATCCCTTAGAATACATAAGAATGCGTGACGTTAAATGTAGTGAAGAGAACCCATTGGTTGCCGAATTAAAGTGTATTTACGACAATCAATACGAACAAAATAAGTACCATTGCCCGAATATATATAATATTTCCGATACAGGTGACGCTATTGTAAGACCCGTCGACAGTTCGTTTACGTTTTATAATAAGAATGTCCGTGGTGAAAAGGCAACATATGTTACTGATAGATATGGTATTAATGCGCTTTCGGCTACACGTGCTCTTGGAGATTTTGGATTAAATGCGCAGGGTGTAAGTTGTAATCCTGAAATTCAGACGATCGAATTGGAGGCAATCTTTGACCAAATTAAAGAGGCACCTATTCTTTGTCTTGTATTATGTAGTGATGGAATATGGGATAATTGGATCTATGAGCATGTAGGTAAATTTGTATTTGATAAGAGTTGTTTAAATGCGATTGAGAAAGATAACGAGAACGGAGCACAACGTGTTACCAATTCATTTATGGCAAGAAATCGAACATTTGCTAAGAAAAATTTTGGAGGTAATTCAGACAACGCAACTGGTATTGTCGTGTATATTGAAAAAAAATAAATATTGTTTTATAACTTTGTTATAGCATTGATATATTGTATATTATATGTGTTTTATTGTATTGTATTACACCTTTTCTCATTTCAAACGCCCATTTTGAAATGAGATTTACACCTTTTAACATTTCAAACGCCTAATTTATATTTATTTATAATACTTTTGGTTTTAATGGTTTACAGTCCCACCAAGTATAAGTATTTTGTGATTTTGATGGAAAAATAAAATCTTCTAATTTTTCTTTATTGTGAGTAATATGATTTATATATGAATTAACATAATTTCTTACTGGTTTATGAAGGGATGCTTTATTACGATGATTTGAATATTTTTGTTTTTTTTTATTAAATTTATTTTTATGAATGTATTTATATTTTTTTATACCGAATGTCTTATCCATTTATATTTATAAAATATATTTATTTTATAAATAATCGGCATTTGAAATGTTAAAAGGTGTATAAATAATTTTTCTTAACTTTTCTTGTTTTATTCTTTGATATGTATTTTTCTGGTCTTTCATAAGCACCTTTGAAAATATTTTTATACTTTTCTTTTGGTATTTTGCTTATTACATTTTCTATATTTTCCTTTAATTTTGTATGAGTTAATCCATCTAACTTTTGTAATCGTGATTTTAACATACTAAAATAGTTTTCTATGGAATTTGTAAAATGTTGATATGGAACTGCATATAAAATATTATTATATATAGAAACAAAAAAATATATACAAAATATTTTACAATACGTTATAGTCATTAATATTTAATACTATGTTTAATTATTGAATTTGGATAATAATATTTTTTTAATATTTCAGTCCATCCAACCGAACGATGTTTTCCATGATTACAAAAGAATGATATTTCAGTTGAATTATTTGTTTCTATTTCTTCTATTATTTTGTGTATTAATTCAGTAAATAATGGATGTTGAATTATTGAATTTTGAATTTCTGCATCTCTACCATCAAATAGTCTTACATCTTTTATATCTGTTTTGGTTGTGAATTTTGTTAGGTCAAATGAAATTTCACATTTTGGTTCAGTATGTCTCAAAATACCCCAAGAATAAATTATTAAATTTCTATTTTTATTATACATAATATCTTTTATTGAATCTAATAATATTTTATTGAAATCAAAATTATTGTCTATTTTAATTTCTTGTTCGAACCCATCATACGCAATATCATTTTCATAAAAATCATAAATTAATTTTATTTTTTTTGAGGACTGCATTTTATTTATATTTTATTTATATTATACATTTAATTCATAATCATTTTTTTATTCAATTTTTTATTCAATTTTTTATAAATTCAACTAAATTTTTGAAAATGATAAAAATAATCTTTAGATCGTGCAATAATTTCACAACAATTTCCATCATCTCTTATTTTTAGATTTAAAATATTACATATTTATATAAGTATTTAAATATATATATATATAAGTATATTATGGATTTTTCTTGTAAAAATTGTTTTCATGTTTGGGTTTGTAGTTGGTGTAAAAATCGCTGGTGTGATGATACTGGTATGCCATTTTTTTTTGAAGGAAAACCAACATACTGGGAACCAACAGATGTTTGGCAATGGGATACCTACACAAAAAAAGAACAAAAAAAGATGATAGCAAAATATTCAAATGAACCACCTACTTTAAGTCAATTTTGTTTGTGTGAAAAATGTAAAAATAATTATGTTGATAATAATATTTGTAAAGGAAGACATAAAACAAAAATAAAATATGAAATCACAAACTATGAATCATCGCTTTCGTGTAATAACGATATTGAGGAATTGACTGGTCATGCTTACCTGACAGATGAGAATGGTAAAGCTTACCTGACGGATGACGATTGTAGAGATGCTGAGGGCAATTGTTTACCGTTCGAGCACGAATGTTGGAAAAAATGTTGGGCAAACCAGGTATTAAAACATACTGGGGTAATGCCGAATGTAAAATAAATACATAAAATATAAAATTATTTATACATTAACTCTGTTCTTATAACATATTTAACACCATTAATTAATGTTGGAACTTCATGTAAAATATTTTGGTCCATTAAACAAATTAATCCTATTTTTGGAGTTATTGAAATTTCAGTTGAATTATCAAATAAAAATTTAGTGTTTCCACCTTCATAATCATTATTAAGATAAATAAGTACTGTTATTAATGATATTTCATTTTTATCATTTTTATAATGTTCATCGGTATGTTTTGCAAAATGGTCTCCACTAGTATATTTTAAAAATCTAAATCTTGGATTGATTTCACTAAATTCCATATCTTTATAATTATTTGGAATAATATGAGCTATTCTTTTATACAATATTTTAGCAAAATTAATACTATCAACGATACATCTTAATGATTTTCTAATTTCTAAAAAAAAATGTTCTTTTTTATATTTATCGATATATGAACTTGCTTGAACGTAACCAACGTTTTCAGAATAAATAATTAAATTAATACATTCTTCATCTGAAAAAACATTATTTATTAATGATAAATGTAAATTACATGCACTATTTACAGTTTCAGATATTAAATAATTATAGTTTTTATTTTTCTTGTTTTTCAAACCTAAAATAATATTCATATATCTTTATATAATTATATCTTTATTACTTGTTTTATGGGCGTTTGAAATGAGAAAAGGTGTAAAAAAAGAAAAAAAAACAAATATTTAATTGTTTTTTTATATTATTTACAAAATTGTTTTTATATTTTTTTTACAAAATTTTATATATTATTTATATGATTTTATATGTATGATTTTCTATTGTATATATATTATTTACAAAATTTCTAATTTATGAATTCGATTAACCAAAATACTCACATAGATCTACCAACGACTCAGCCAAGACATTCGACATTTTTAGTTCTTCATTGAATACACAGATTGCTGACACAATGGGTCCATCATGTTTATGACTATCTCGAAGTGCTAGACGACCTTCAACATTTACTTCGTGAGGCGAATTACACACTTTACATATAGCCGCTTCATAGTCATTATCGTAGTAAGTGCCGTCGTATACGTTTTGACAGTGGCAGCCATCGTCTTCAGCATATTCGCGATGTCTACGACAGCAAAACTGTAGCGCATCTTCAGCATCCCAAGCGTCTGCTGGTATCATTCGATCACAATTATTGTAATGGCACCTTGATTTGTAACGATAAGCGTCAAATATAGTGAGTTGTGCTAGCTCGGCATAATCTACCAGAATATCAAAGTGTTTCTTCTCAAGTCGCTGTATGTCAACAATTCTGTACAAATGTGCCCAAAGCGGCGACGGTTGTTTTACACACAAATGCTGTTTGAATTTACAGTCAAAACACAATTGTTTGCTTTGGTCTTCGTTATAATACAGTTTATCTAGACTAAAGATATTACATTCTGAGCAAGAGTAGCCTATTTCTATACAGTCACAGCATACCATTCTTGAATGTCCCTCTGATTCACATATTGGTTCGGCATTTTTGATTTCTCCGCATGTAACACAGAGAGCTTTGTTTGTATAGTATGTATCGTAATTATCCATTTCTATGTCTACATCGATATCATTTTGTGCCATATCATTTTGTTCTTCTGCTATTTGATTTGCGGCTTGTTCTCTATAGAAGTTTGCCTCGTCTTCTTCAGTAGCACAGTCTTCTTCTTCTTCATTATGTTGATAATCCTCAGGATTTATAAGATAATCCATATGATATACACAGTCTTCCAACATTCTTCTTAAATATTTTTTGGCGACTGCGTCTTTAGGCGCATACACAGAGATGATAAATTTGGTAGGATCTTTAATATTCTCAATGAGTTCAAACCAAAATGTGCCATTATTCTTCGAAATAATATATGAGTCAGGTAGGTCTTGAATAACATCAGTCTCTCTAAAACTTGCGCGTTTTAGTATTTCCTTTGCTTCGTCATATGTGTTACAGTGTACGTAGTCATTGTCTATAAGAATTGCGTCATCAGGTATAATTGATTTCTCCAACTCTTTATCAAGAAACGTGTAAAGCTCTTCGACACTACCGGGCAACTGGTCTGGCAAATTGCGAACTGGCTCTGGGATGCCATATTCGAGACCATAGTGATAATCACGGGATACATGTCTATCGATATCAAGATGGTCGTCGCAATAAGAACGAGATATCGGTTTATATATGTGCTCAGGTTCTAATTCTTTATCACCTAGAACAATCTTAGCTAGTTCGTCCCAGACATCTTCTTCTTCTTCTTCTTCTTCTTTACTCGCTTGACAACTGTTATGAAAATTCTCCCACATTTCATCAGAGTATTTCGACTTTGGCTTTGGCTGGTCAAACAAATCATAAGCACAAGCATCACAATAACACTCTCCATCTCTTAAATATCCTTCATGTTCTTCCGTTTCTGTTCCACAGTGGAAGCATTCGTAATCCCATTCGGGGTATTCTAATACGGGTTCTACTACCCATAACTGTTCTTCATTATCTATCTCTTGCGAAATAGCAATGGTATTGGGGTCGGCATTTATAGACGCGGGGACCAAAGTCTGTTCGTTTGTTGATTGAATACTAATCCTTTATAACTATAAGATACACACAGAGGATTAATCCAGAATGTATCAGTTGTGACAGTTACGTACGTCACACGGCCAACTTGCAAGCCGACGGGTAAATTTTTTGCCGGGGATCATTACTTGTCTTACGACACACGCCACCCTCGACACGGTAAATAGTCCTCCCTTTCGGACCGGGGTAAGTGGTTTTTACGTTTTCTTTTTAGGAACCAGCAGCTTAACCTGCCTCGGCGTAATCAGCCGTCATAAACCCGTGAATAGTGCCAGATCACTCCCCGTGTAATCACAGTCGGGAGCTCTTGGTCGCCTCTCACAACCCATTTTAACGCGAATTTGTTGTTTTTTGGTATATGCCCCTTTATTCCTCGCATATACCCGTCACACCCAGACTTATGGTTGGTGTGTCCTCCAACGTTAATTTGTCTGTGGATAAAATAATTTCAATTTTTTTTATACAATAAAAAATAAAAAAAACGTTCAACTTTTTTTTTTTTTATTTTTTTTTATTTTTTTATTTTTTTATTTTTTTTTTTTTTTATTTTTTTTAGTGCGTTTATTACCTCGTTTCTTACCAAAGCCAAAATCTTTGGCAACTTGTCGCGACAAACTTCGTATTACCCGTGGATTCGTTTCTCCAGTAATCATACTACAAGTGAAATCAAACAAAAACAAATAATCTTCGTCTGATAGTCCATACTTGATTGTTAAATTATATTCAATATCTTTTAAATAATATCGAATTCCAATATCTTCACCATCTTCATTTGTTATAGTATTGTATACCATATCAGGAAATAATTCTTCTATACGTGTACCAGGTTCAATACCACAATTGTTGTTGAAAATGAATATCCCCCAAGAATTCATATTTGCCTCATTTGCCGATGGATCAGTTGTGCTAAAAGATTTATTTGGAAAAGTATAACCAATACCAACTTTGTTGTTTAAAATAAAGCTGTTACGAGACACAAATTTTTCCTCTATTTTTTTCGTTTTCCTAAAACGTTCTAGGTCATCGCGTGGGTTTCCTACTATAGTCAATCCATTTTTTGCATAGTTTAAGAAGTTTTTTGCTATTATTTGATCTTGGTCTTTTTTATTTTCATTTTGATTCGTATCGGCCATCAAATTAGTATTACTATTTGTTTTAAAATAATTTACTAGTTTGGTATTATCACTACCGTCTGCGTTGCCAAGCACTACATTTCCAGGAGAGGAATTTGTAAATGTCATTAGTTTTGGAGTTGATCTAAATGTCCTAAGACTTTTTGCTGCGTACGGGTCTACTTTATATTGTTGAGTAGCCGAGCCATACCCACCGTGAATAAAAAACCCAATAAATATATATTTTCGTTCATCTTTTAAAGGCGAAAGTGAAGGCGAACGTGGTTTAGAACGTGATTTTGATTTTGATTGCGATTTTGATTGTGACTTTGATTTTGAAGGAGAACGTGGTTTAGAACGTGAAGGTGATTTTTCTAAATTCTCTTGATTTAACTTACTCATATCATTTTTAGAATTCATAACGTCTATACTATATATTAATTACAATATATTATTTTGATTT